ATTGATGTAATGCTTGCTCAAGTACTTTTACTTCACTCTCAGTTGCTTGTTCTTTATAGTTAACAGAAAATGGTAATTCGGTTTGTTCATCTTTTTGCGTACTAAACTCTGCAATAATGTCAAGTGCAGCATTAATCTCACTGTCCATATCCATTTGATCATATTGGATATATCTCTCTACACGATTTGGTTGGCCACTATATACTTCAGGTAGCCAGCTTTGAAAACGACTTGAGCCGCCTGTTTTATGTACACTTTGGTCTTGACCTTGGTATACTTGAAAATGCTTTTTCCAACCTGCCATTTGATAATCGTACCTTTTGTTTGTATTATATTATATTTATGCACAAGTGTCAAGCACTAGATCACTTATTAAGAAGTTACATGCTTAATTGGTAGATGTTCGTAGTATTTCAGAGAGCTGTTGGATAGCAGAGGCAACATTACCAACAGGATCAAAACCAGTAAGCGCCGCTATTAACGGCTGCATTGACGCTTCAAATCCATCCAATCCTATTCCCTCTGCCAACTTGTCAACTATTCCTGTCACATTTTCAGGTCCTAGTGCCGCGGCAAAAGCTACCATAGCTGCTCGATCATTTCCAGTTAATTGTCCAAGCAATCCTACTCCAACAAGAGCATCTTGTGTCATATTATTATTACCACGCAATGATTCTAATAATGGAAGTAGACCAGACATAGTACCCATTACTCCACCAACACCTTCCATTAATGTTAGAAATTGTGGAGATCCAAGGCCTTGGTTAAATGATCCAGCTAACTCTCTCATTGCGCCGCCCATGTCTCCTAAATCTTGAATACCTGCAGATGCCATTACTGCGGTGACAGCCGCATTTGCCAATAGCCTACTTGTTTCTTCTAAATCAGCTTGTATACCAGCAGCACTAAAATTATTTTTTACAGCATCGTTTAGCTTTTCTAAATTGGTATTAAAATCTGTAACTAAGTCAGCAGTTTTAATTGTTTGAGTTTCAATTGTTAGTAGTGATTTTGCTGTTTCATTACCAGTTGCCGCCATTATACGTAGTTGTTCTGAAGGTATTGAGCTTGTTAAATTATTTGCTAGCTCTTGAACACCAGTTGCAAAACTAGTTGAGTCCATGCCACCTGCTAAGTTTCCATTAATAAAGTCAATCATTGATTGACCACCGCCCTCTAACATAGCAAACATTTCAGGAGCAAACTGCCTAGGGTCAAGACCAGTTGCTACACCTGTTAATAATGCTTTAGCTATTGCATCACCTCCAGGAACACTACTGAGTGATGACGCAAGTTGTTTAAATTTTTCACGAGTTTCGTCTGACTGTCCTCTGAGGAAACTCTGTGCAATTACATCTTTTCTTGCTTCGTTTTGAGCTTTTAATCTATCTCTAACATCCTGACCAGTTAGTGCGGCCATTGCAGTTTGTACTTTTAAATTATCTGATGTTGCAGCCGCTAATTCAGCTTCGTTCATTCTTCTAAGCTGATCTTGTCCCATTGTAGCACGTCTAATTTCAAGTTCATCAGCCATTAGCTGTGTCATCTCAAAACTATTCATACCAAAATATCCAACAGCACGTGAAGCATCTCTAAATTCACGAGTCAAATTAACCAATCTGGCAGCACCATCATCTGTACTATCACCAAAACCTCTAATAGCTTCGCTGTTCTCGATTGATATTTTGCCAAACTCGCCCATGCTTAACCCAATTGCAGAAACATTAGTTCTTAAATTAGTAAAATCAGTTGTAAATCCAATACCCACTTGCATTGCTTTACCTATAGCGTCACTGTACTCTTCCATAACGCCGACCATAGCACCAAAGTTTGCAGCTAATGCTCCCAGCCCAATCCGTGATAAACTTTTTTCTACTATAGTGCTTGCTTCAGGTGTTTTTTGCATTGCACTACCAGATATTACACTATTTTGTATACGTGATGCTACGGTTTGGCGTACACCTGCTTTTTCTTGTTCTCTTGTATTTGCATTTAAAGCACGTTCAAGATCATTAGAACCACCACTTCCACTTCCACCACTAACTCCAGCCATTTCAGCAAGCATTCTTCGTTGAATACCAAGTATATCTTGCATAGTACTTTCCATTGCAAAATCAGGAATACTGATTGTTGCACTTTGACCGCCTACTGGTATTGTGATGTCTGCCAATTAACTACTCGCTTAATGGTGATAAATAATATTATACACAGCTATTTATAGGAAAAAACATGAGTAATCCATTAGACGGGTTCTACAGAACCAAAGAAATTTATGTAAAGTTACCCACACAGGGGAAATGGTACACAGATCCACCACATTTAACTGATGCAGGAGAGATTGGCGTATATCCAATGACAATGAGAGACGAAATGTTACTAAGTGTTCCTGATGCTTTGTATAACGGAGAAAGTTTATTTGAGCTTTTTGCTAGTATTTGTCCTGATATTAAAGATCCTTACGAACTTTGTAGTCCAGATGTTGATGTATTATTACTTGCGGCAAAAGCGGCAACGTATGATAATAAACTATCAGTAACATCTGCTTGTCCAAAATGCAATGAAGAAAACACATACGAAATTGATTTAGCTAGTGTATTGAGCAAAATTAAAGTTATTGATGAAGGTACTTCATTAGAAATTAATCAGTTAAATGTAGTATTTAAACCCAATACATTAGCTGTTGTTAACGCACAATCTATTAAAAATGCAGAAACTGCAAAAATGATACGTGATTTAGGGTCAGCTGATATGGATGATGTTGTACGCACTGATCAATTTAGAGAAAGTTTATCTAGAACTACTGCTGCCAACATGGCGATATTAGCTGATAGTATACTTACTGTTACAACACCAGACGGCGTAGTGGTAAAAGACACAAATCATATCATTGAATGGCTTTCCAATAGTGAAAAGGCAGTAGTGGATAAATTGTTAAAGTTTGCAGGAGAGTTAAACCAAAACGGTATCCAAAATGAGTTTACATTTCAGTGTGCTGGTTTGGAATGTGGTAATGAATTCACTGGACCTGTAGAGTTTAATCCCAGTTTTTTTTTCAAAAAACCATAGCACTCGCATCTAATACTGAAGTTCGAAAAATTATTGATGATATGAATGAGCAAAGAAAATCATATAGAACCATGATTAATACAATTGCGTTGTATAGTAATGGATCTTATGATGTTAGAGATATGTGGAATATGACATTGCCACATATAGAAGAAATACAAGATGTTATAGTAGATAAAAATAAGAAAGAATCTGACGCAACAAAAGCGGCATCTGGTAGAACAACTAAGACATTTTAGTCATGGGTACAGTTATAATAATATTATATAGTATCTCGATTAGCTAAAGCTAATCGTCTAATTTCACTGTCGTTCATTAGAACTTTTAATTCAACTACATTCGAATATATTACAAATGGTTAATAATATAAACATATTATGATTATAATGTTATATGATGGATTATTACCTTGTTTTCAGTCGCACTTAGCTCGATAAAGCCAAGTGCAAAAAAAACGAAACGGTCATTACCCCGCTTCCAGTTCGCTCTGTTATAGTGAAACCCAATTAGGCAGAGGCGGTCTTGCGCTACCCCTTTACTCACTGCTTAAGACGCAGAAACACCAGATGCTATAACATCAACATTACTGGTTATCCGTGGGTTACAATGGCACAGTAGAGCCCACTCTTTTGGTTTGATTGCCCTCAGCAAGATCTGTCGGTCCGCAGTAATTACGAACAAACTCAATGCGTTTAATAAGGAGGGTATATTATGACTGGTGTCTGTTAAGAGATTCGATTAAAGCCTTGGAACCGCCTACTCTAACATTAATGATACCATTGTAGTATTCATCAGTTTCAAGTACTTTGCGGTCAAATTGTTCTTTTGCCTCAAGATAGCTTAGTTCACTGCGACTTGTGCAGTAATAAAGTATCTCTCTTGTAAATTTTTCTGGGCCTAAGTTTTTAACATCTGCGTTTAACTTGTCACTAGATCCCCAATAGTCTCTCCAGTCACTTTCTTTAGTCGAACGCCGTTTGTTTTTTCTGCCTTTTAAGGGTTTTTTGGTTACTTTAAATTGTGCCAGTTTTTTGCCAATGTACTTTTTGCCATTCGTCAGATTTGTAATCAGGTATACGAATCCAATATATCCATCTTCAATTTCATTTACGATTTTACCTTCATAAGTCCATTGCATGTACTAATACTATATAGCATAGTTGGGTATGATGTCAACACTTATAGGCATATTTTAGCATTTTTTAAATAAGGTATATATTCTTTAGCAATAGTTTGGTGTATGCTGTATATGTAGTGTTCTTGATCACTTCTATATTTGTCAGTATCAATATCTATATTTTTATTTTGCAACATCCATTGTCTAAAATCCACCAAATTGTAAGTTTGACAATTTGTGAATTCTCCATAATAATATGGATTAGTTGGAACAAACACTCTATTATTCATTGACCATAAGTGCCACTTAATGTTCCGTTGCTCGCATAACCTATCAATAGTAAATAAGTCTTGACAGTAATCTCTATATTGTAAGTGTGTAAATAATTCATGCCATAGCTTAGTATAGTAATATTTTTCTTCAACAGGTGAGAAATCAATACCATATGGATCCCATGTTAAAGATTTACGATTAACATAATGTTCTTTATTTTGGCTTTGGTTTAATTCGCCATAGTCTTCTCCAGGTTTTACTTTTACATCAATCCATCTGTCAACATTTTTCTTAATATTATCGCCTGCTACTCCTACATTAGGACCAAGAGAAAAATAGTTAGGTTTGAAATCATTAATAAATTGTTCTTGACTAGTGTTGATTGCTGTAAGATATCGATTCCAATAAGTAGATTGTAAAAATATTGTATCAATGTCATCGTAATAATCTAATATTGTCTTAACCCAAGTTGGATACTTTCTGTTGCACCCGCCTGGTAGTCCGTACACTATAACTTCTGTGTCAAATAACTCTGCATATATTTCAGCATAGTTATTTTGACTCCAATATGTGGGTATACGATTTGTGTCAACTGTATACCCACATGCATGACTATCACCTATAAAAACTGTTTTGTTCATATTTGTCTTAAATGATCCCAAGTTTCTTGCCAGTTTGAAACGTTTATACTTGTTGCATTTTTAAACTTCTTATTCTTAAATGCTTCAGCTAGTGCCCAATCGTTTCCGCCTTCAAAAATTGCATCTCCAAAAAAATTAATGTAATCATGTTTATCAAAATCTTTTGTAATTTGTCCTTTATCCAATCCCTTGGGTGCAATATCAATGCCAGTCTCACCGCCAATTGTTGCTTCTAATTCTGGAAACATTGTATTAAATGCCTTTGCTATTGTATTACGCTCGTCATTTTGTTTATCAAAGTCTACATACTGTTTGCGTTCATACAAAGATGCATTGCGTCCTACTACACTAAAGTTTACCATACCTGGGCGTTCTTCAATATGATTGCCTGTGCGTATACTAAACGGGCTTTCATACTCGCAACTAATTAAAAAAGTTCTTGCTAGATCAGGTAATGTCCATTTGTTAAATCTCATACGAGCTTCTTTGATCCATAACTCATTACCACTACACTGATATACACCTTTACATCTATTATAAATTACTTGTCCAATTTGTTCAATTGTCTTAGGCCGGTCACTACCAGTAACCAAGTACACTTCTTTTCGTTCACAAAACTTACTAAACCAAATAGAAAACTTTTTATCTATTACTTGTCTACTTGGTGTTAGTGTACCGTCTACATCAAATATAAATCTATTCATCTACTCTTTCACTAACTCTGGGTCTAATTTAGCTAAAATATCAATTGGCAATTTCTTCTTTATATGACGTCGGTGTTCCCTCTCATTATATGTAATACCATCAATTGTGAGGCAGTCAGTGTTATCAGTTTGCCATCGACTTCCTAAATCTCTTTCAAAAACTGTTTTTCCACCATCAGGGCTTTCATATATTTTCTTACCCATAAAATCCTCTAATTTTATTCAACTACTTCAATGTCATTATTAAATGTAGTGAATCCGCCTTCTTTAATAACTTGCAATGTAGTATTAACTCTTCCTACCAATTCGTCTCTGTGTGAAATAAGGAAGATATTTTTATTTCTTTCACGTTCTATTTTTTTAAGAATTCCAAGTGCAGCGTCAACACCATTTGTGTCCATTCCACTATCAATTAATTCGTCAACAGCAAGAAAGTTCATTGGTGTGTTCATTGTTTCAAAAACATCTCTAAACGCCCAACTGAGACCAAGTATGAGTCTATTACGCTCTCCACGTGATAAATTATCAAAATCTAATTCTCTTCCTAGTTCGGTAATTTCAACTGTGAGATCACTAATAAATTGCACCTCATGCGGTAACCCCAACTTAGTTAAGTAATACGCCAACCGACTATTTAAGTACTGGAGGTTTTGTTCAATAATACGTTTTCTGATAAAACTGTCTTTATTTGTAAGCAGTTTATACAAAAAGTCTTGATGCTCTTTCATAACAGTAAGATCGTTCATATTCCCCCAACCAACATCTTGCATTCCTTGATTAACTAGTGTATCAATTTGTTCTTGGTAAGTGTCATTTTCATTTTGTGTTCTAGTGATTTCTGCTTGTAGGTTACTAACTGTATTTTGATGCTCTAATGCTTCTTGTAATGTGTTGTAGTGTGTATTAGGCATTTGTCCAAGATCGCCTAGTTCAGATAGAACTTCCTGCCATTCTTGTTCTTGTGTTCCATTTGCAAGCATTTGCATTGCAGCATCTTTCTTTTGAGCTTCTTTAGATTTTAAAATTTCCTCTTGTTTTTCGTCATGCAAATCTTGTCCACAACTGTGACACTTGTGGTCTTCTAATAGCTCAATTTCACTTTCTAGCTTTGATATTAATCTTTGCTGTTTGATGTCGGATTGTGATATACTAGCCAACCATTTATCAGCTTGGTCTTTTAAATTTTTCTTTTCGAGGTAATCACTTAGTAATGCATGATTATTAAGTTCAGATTGAATATCTATCTTTTCTAAAGTTGTTACTTGTTGTTTAATTTCTTCAATGCTTTGATGTCGTTTTGATCTCCAGGCTTTCTGTCGAAATTCCAAATCACTGATACTCTTTTTAATCCTTTGATTTGCTTCCTCAATTCCTTTAATTCTATATTCTTCTTCTTTAATAGCATCTTTAGTTAACCTTTGTTTTTCTTTAAGTGCTTCTGCTTTTTCACTCAGTATTGTGATACCAAGTAACTGTTCAATGATCGCTCTTTGGTCGTTAGCTCTCATACTTAAAAATGGTTCGGTATATGTATTTAATGCTACAATATGTTTAAACATATCATGCGTCATACCAAATAATTTTTCAACTACAATTTGGGTTTGACGCATCTCTCCTTGTGCTTCATTACTTTCTTCATTTTGTTCTTGATCGTTAACTAAAAATCGAAATATATTTGGTTTGCGACCTCGTTCAATTCTATAATTGACACCATCCTTTACAAAATCAAGTGTAACCATCATACCTTTACTATTGGTTTTATTAACCAAGTTATCCTTGCGTATGTTAGTAAGTGCATTGCCGTACATTGCATAGCTAAGTGCGTTAATGATAGTAGTCTTACCAGTACCATTACGACTACCATCTCCGCCAAGGTCCATGTTATTACCTAGTACCAGCGTCAGTCCATTTTCACTAAATTTTACCGCTTGTGTAACGTTTCCAACTGACATAAAATTTTTAATTGTAATATCTTTAAGAATAATCATAGGTTATTATATATGTCCACTAAAAGTTTTTTATCTATCATTTCACTGTCTACCGCAGTTAAGCTATTATACACTATCTGGTCAACATTTTCAACCTCAATATCGTCAACTGTTTTCCAGTCTTGTGCATGTTCCTCTTTTTTACTAGGTATAAGTGAAATTTCTCTTACTTTGTATTGCTCGCTAAACGTTTCTTTAATAAATGTAGCTTCTTCGTAACTGATGTTTACGTCTAATGTAGCTCTACAATATGTTTTGTTATTTAAAATTGTATCTGCATCGTCAATAAGTTTGCTAAGTGGTACAGTACGGTATCGAGGACCAGGATAATTTGTGTACACTGGTTCGCCATCCCATTGTAATTTCATCATTCCTCTTTCATCATCCCATGTGTCCGCATAATTTTGTGGGAATGGACTACCTAGATAATGTACATTTCCTTTGCTTTGACGTTTATGAAAGTGTCCACTGAATACGTATTCAGGTCCTGACAATTCGCTAGCTTTAAGTCCTCCGTGGTCTGGCATTTCTACCATTGCATTCATTTTAAAGAAAGGAAGTTCAAAATGACCAAACATATATCTGCATTTAACGTTACGTACTTGTTTCCATTCATCTTCAACTAGCCATGGAACAAATGCAACACCATCTTGAACTAGTGTTTTTTCATTTATCAGATGTACATTGTCAAACAGTTCTGCATATGGTAAACTGCTTAGATCACGTTTTTCTCTATAATAGAGATCATGATTACCAGTAATCATATAAACCTTATCAAAGTTTTTACTGAGTTTTTTTACGTTTTCAACACTATAATTAAGTGTACTTACATTAATCCCTGCACGATGGTGATGGAAATCTCCTAAAAAGATGCAAGTTTCGCAATCTTCACTTTGTTGGATAAACCAGTCAATGAACTCGTCACAGTCTTTATTGTGTTGCTTACTGTTATTTTTCATTCCAAAATGAATATCAGTAAAACACGCCGCTTTATTAAAAAATGCCATGGGTCTCCAGACTGTTGCTTACAGTTACGTTAAAGTTACTATGAAATGTAATGAATGTCAACCTATATTAAAGCCTGCATCCTTTCGTGCTTGGTCAGCTTCTGCATCCCATTTAGCACGTTCTGCCATTTCATGATCAAGTTGTCTGCTAAAGCTAGGAGATTGCCCTGCTTGTTGAAGCAAATCATCCCTAATATTTTGATTACGTTTTTCTAAATTTAGTACTCTGGTGAAGCTATTGGTAACCGCAACTGTATAGTACGCAAATGGATTTTGGCTTTTGTGTTCGTTAAACTGTAACCCAATTTGTGATAACTGCAAAAGTGCCAAGCTACGCATTTCGTCTACATATGTGTAGCCACGCCAGTTACTACGCATACTGTAACGTTCACAAAGTTTAATATACATTTTTGCTAAATTATTTGTAACCTTTCCGTGATCAACACTGAAATGGCCATTATCCTTGCCACCTATCCAATGACTTCGTACAACCTCATCTAGCTTTCCATTTACATATGCATAATGTTGGAAAGGAGGAAAATTACATTTAGCATGTTTATCACCAATTGTTTTTGGCTTAGATTTTCTACCTGGCTCTTCTGGAATATGATTAAAAGTCATCAGACGATAAATCAATGTACTTTCGTCAATAGTATTTGGGTCTATTTTATAATTAATTTGTTTGGGTTTGTGTGCTTGTTTACCACCAGTTCTAAACCAATAATCATAAGCTTCTTCATATGCAATCTGACTTAACTGGCTTGCTCTACTTTCCTTAGCAGCTTGTATAACTGCTGGATCTTTTATATCTTTTAAATCATCTACTATTGCATCAAAACGGGTATACTCTTCATCTAATGAATAACAGTAGCTAATTTTACTTTTATGTATTTCTTTAAGCATGTCTTTGTTGTTTAAATAGTTTTGTTTTTTCATAATATGCCCTTGACTCCCTGGTTAACTTAAAGTATACAATAGTCTGACATGATGTCAATCAATTGTTAACTACCCAGTTTTTTCTACCATAAATACTATTAACAGGAGACTCTTATGCGATATTCGCAATTAACAGAAGCAATAGCATCAGACATCGCCGTTTTTTATGGCGGTAGATTTCAACCTATGCATAAAGCTCATCATAAGGTTTACATGAATCTTGTTGAACAGTTTGGCAGCAATAACGTATTTATTGCAACTATGCTAGCAAAAAACGCAGTACCTGAAGATAATCCATTTAGTTTTGATGAAAAACAAATGATAATGACTGGAATGTTTGATATTCCAGAAAGAAATATTGTGCAAACACAGCCATATAGACCTGATGTTAGCTTAGTAGGCAAAGATCCTGCAACTACTGCAACTGTATTAGTTTTTAGTGATAAAGACAAGAGTAGATTACAACCTGGTGGGTTCCTTAAAAAATATACATCTAGTAATTCATTGGTTCCGTCTACACAGGGTGCATATATTTTGGAAGTACCAGCAACTAATGATGATATGAGTGCTGGTGTGTTTCGTGATGCAATAAGGAATGATGCAATTAATGAAAAACAAAAACAATCAAAGTTTATGGAATTCTTTGGAGCATTTGATGATGACATCTATAATTTTGTAAAGAGTAAGATTAAATGACAGTAGCAGCAAGTAATAGAACCATACTTAGATGTAAGCCAGGTGCTACACCATTATATACTCGAGGTCCTGCTGCGGTGTTACGCACACATGGCGGTATAATGTTTCCTTACCAGCCAGATATAAGTTATAGTCAACAAGTAAACTATAATAATTATGACTTAGTACATACTAATTACAGTGTTAATGCATATGCTAATACACCAAGTCCTAGTATTCAGTTAACTGCAAGTTTTGCAAGTGTAACAGAGGAAGAAGGACTATATACGCTAGGTGTTTTACATTTTTTAAGAAGTGTAACCAAAATGTGGAGTGGATTAGATAATGATGACGGGAGTGTGCCAATGGCTGGTACACCACCACCTGTTCTTTCCTTTAGTAGTTTTGGTACGCAACTATTTGAAAGAGTACCAGTTGTTATAACAAACTTTTCAACAACATTTGATAGTGGAGTTGATCTAAAATATGTCAATGGTCAACAAATACCAGTAATGCAAACTATTGCATTGGATCTAATGGTACAGCAAAGCCCAGACAGACAAAAAATGGTGTTTAATACTAGAAGTTTTGTTAATGGTAACAGTTATACAGATGGGTTTGTTTAATGTCAATAGGAACAAAATATAAAGATAGTAGTAACTATTCTCAAACTAAAATGAATAGTAAGTATTTGGAATTGTATGATCCAAACATTACATTGGACACTTTAAGTGATGATACTCGAGAAGTTATTATTAACAGTAAATACCATAAACGCCCTGATTTAATGGCACATGATATGTATGGAAATAGTAGAGTTTGGTGGTTATTTGCTCACTATAATAGAAAAGTATTAAAAGACCCCTTGCATGATTTTATTGCAGGCACAAAGATTGTTATACCTATTAAGTACAGACCTGGAGGCAGTTAATGGGTGGAAATCATAGCCAATATTTAGAAAATGTCCTTAACCGATATGAAAGCTACACCTATCAGTGGCAGTTAATGATGGTACATCCACGAGAGTCAACTGAGTTTGAGGACTTAATTGATAAAGGGCGGGTTGTTACACTTGCACATAGTGGTGTTGAGTCTGAAATTAACATACAAAGTGTGCAACAAGAAATGACATTAGCGTTTGCTAAACAAAATAGAAATGCTGTTGGCAATATGTTTACTATACAATTAGTAGAACCATTAGGCACAACAATGTTTAATAGAATAAAATTGGGTGCCGCTCGTTTAGGGATAGAAAATCATTTACAAGCATGTTACTTATTAGAACTAAAATTTAATGGGTTTTTGCCAGATGGCAGTAGTACAGATACACCACCAGGTCCTTTTTACTATATGACAACAATGGCTAGCTTAGATTTTTCATATAGACAAGGTGCAAGTACATATACTGCGAATCTAATAGAAACACAACAAGAAGCATACTCACGTTTACAGTTAAATTTACCTTTTGAAGGAAGTATAAACGCCAACACCTATGGTGGGTTCCTTAAAGCACTACAAAAAGAAATAAATGATCAAGAAATAGAGCGAACAAAATTAAATGAACATCAGCTATTTTCCCACCAATACACAATTGATTTAGATGCAAAGGCATCTAGATGGAACGATTGGAAATTTTCAGCTGCAATTGAAGCTGACAAAAATGCAGCAATATCAATTACTGGTAGTGGAAATTTAATATTTGAATTTAACCCTGGTACAAGT